TACCTTAGTCCACACCATGCTTAGGTTTTTTTCGCTGCAACGGGTTTTACCAATTTTTTATCGGTTATGCGCGATACAGCACGGTCTGCTTCGCGATTTTGAGCCCCTCCGCTTCGCTCCGGGTCAAAATTTTGATTACTCTTGTTTAGTTCTATTCCCTGTGATTGAATGTTTTTGAATTATTTGAATTATTTGAATTATTTGAATTATTTGAATTATTTGAATTATTTGAATTATTTGAATTATTTGAATGTTCCCCTAACAGGGGATTACATTCTGTAAAGTTTAGGGTGCGCGAATCAACTTAAGGGGGTCTGGGCGTTTCACCCGGTTCCGGGTTTACAAAATGTCGTCATTTATTACGTTTTTTTGTGGGATTGAAAAGGACTGCACCTTTTCGCATTTTTTTAAATAAACACCACACTCTCACATCTTCTCCTATGTCTTCTAGTTCGCGTTGGGTTTTCACGGTGAACAATCCGGGTGCTTGGCGGCCGCACTACGATGTTACGGCGATGCAGTTCCTCGTGTTCCAGATGGAGCAAGGCGCAAGCGGAACGCCTCACATTCAAGGTTACGTGCGGTTCACCCACCCGAAGAAGTTGGAGGCGGCTAAGCGGGCGTTGGTGTGCGAAGAGGCGCACATGGAAATCGCAAACGGCAACGAAGGGCAGTGCATCGACTACTGCACGAAGGAGGATACGCGCATCGGCGGGCCTTGGGTCTACGGTACACAAAAACGCGACGCGGGAAGGAAGGGTTCACGCTCGGACTTACAGGCGGTGGCGGAAGCAGCGCAGAAACCGGGAGTGTCGATGAGGCAACTAGCACGCGAGTTCCCCGCTCAAGTGATCAAATACTCGCAGCAGATCGAACGGTACATGGCCCTGGTCGAGGACGAAGTACCTATCGAGCGCGATATTTTTGTCCATGTCATCTGGGGACCGACAGGAACGGGCAAGACCCACCGAGTACGCCACGGTATTCCGCAGCGGGACCTCTACGTGGTAAATGGCAAGGGCCGCGGTTGCTTCGACCAGTACGCGGGACAGAAGGCACTAGTGTTGGAGGAGTTCGAGCCGAACGAGTGGTCAATCAACGAGGTCAAGACGCTCCTGGACAAGTGGACGTGCCCTCTGAACGCCCGCTACAGCAACAAGACAGCGAGGTGGACGCAAGTGTTCATTACAAGCAACTCGGACCCAATGAGTTGGTACCAGCTGTGGCTTCCGGCGGATCTAGCAGCGTTCCAGCGGAGGTTGACCAGGATCACGCACGTACTCTCTCGCGAGCAGGAGGTGGAATTGTTCCCCCTTCCAGCAGTGGCTCTTCCGCCTCCGAGTCCTGCAGTAGCTCCATCTCCGATAGCGGCGAGGATAGCTGCACGTCCATGCTGGTCGGGAGCGATGGATGCGGATCTTCCTCAGCCGGATCAGGTGACGAGCGCGGACCCTCTGAGAGCAGCGGGGACGAGCAATGCACCGGCGATTCCGACTCCGAGGCTGCCGACGACTCCGACGCCGGACCCTCTGAATGTCCAGGACATAGATGGAATTGGTGCGATTACTGCCCCAGCACCTGTGACAAGGACCACCTCGGTCGACCTCCAGGCGTTCTTTAGCAACAATTGACAGGAAACGAGCGAAAGTGAAAGAAAAGTTTGAATTTTCCAATTAAAAAGATTGGTTTTTGATTCAGTTTTTTGTGGTAGTGTCTGCAAAGCGTAGGCGGATGTTGATGTCGTGTGCAATGGTCAGGGTATTGGCGGAGTTGTCACAAAAAATTAGAAAGAAGAGTGCACCAGATTTTATGATAACAATAGATGGGATTTGAGAGAATGATAGATCATAAGCAGTAGGCCATTCGCCCTTAATGTACTCGTTTACTACTACGCTTGAAGAAGTTTTGGGATCGAGAATTAGGTACTTATCTCTTATCACTGAAAATCTAGACGTGAAAACGTGATTTAAAGGAGAATTAAAGGTTAATTTATAAGCTGAATTTTGTTCAAATATGTCAGTTGTAGCAGGAGCGGCTTTATTTGTGTCCCTGTCGTAAATAAGTAACCATCGTATGGTTATTGGGTCAGGATAAATAGAGGTTACATCCAATAGACACACGAAACGTATGTTTATTGATTTAATTACAACGTTGTTGTTTACTCGTTGCTTACTAGTAAGCCCATGTGGGACAAAATTGATTAAAGTGTAACCATTAATGTATGAATATGGTTCAGTGTATGAGAGATTAGAGATCTCTTCGAGAGCATAGTAGAGTTCTAGTTGAATATCATAGAACTTATAAGCACGTGAAGTGTTTATCGGTACAGGACGATATGGGTGTACTGATGTTTTGTATTGGTATCTTCTTTGTGCATACTCTGGATGCGTTGTGGTTTTTGGTAAAACCTCTTTCTCTTTCGATTCCTCTTTAGCAGGGTTCTCAGAAAACGCAAATTCTCTGCCTTTGTCGAGAATGTACTGTGATAAGTGAACAAGCGGTATTGGTATTAAGCCAGGAAGTAGCTCGTTTATAAACCTCACATCCCCCATCCTCTGTAACTCTTAAGAATGACTCTAAAGTGAACTCAAATGCTTGTATTGTGATTCTTTTTTCAATCTAAATATCGTATTCTTGCTGTTATTTCATTCATGCATATCTTCCCGGGAGAGTATGCAAGTGAGATGTTACTGATCACACTTAAGTAGATCGCCCCAGTCGTAATGTCGCCGACGCTTGGCGTGGATGACTTGTACTCGGTATCCCACCGTCCCTTTGCGTACATATGAACGTGTTTTGTAGTAGACTCACCTGGACCAAATTCATAGTACTTGTCCCTAATGATGCTAAACCTACTGCGGTTAGTCATATTAATACCAGTTCCAAAAGCATTTATTGCAGCAGGATATGCGTTGAACATATCCACAAATGAGGGGGCTGCTCCATTAGTCTGACGATCATAAATGAGAATGCAGCGAGCTGTGCCAGCAGTCGTAGTAATGGACAGTGTGTAGAGATCAAAGTCTACTTGAATACTTTTGATCGATATCTTTGACCCTATTCGCGCATAAAATGCAGCTCCCTGAGAGACTTCATTTAAACATGTGTACCCTGCGAAGTTTGAAGTGGGTTCTGCGAAACCAGCGCTATCCTCGTGGGGTAATCCAGTAGCATTAGAGAGCACATATGTATCAAAGGATTTGACTTCGGCTTTAGGAGCACCTCCTAGAGAGCCTAACCGGTACTTGGTGCGTTTGCCCCGTGTAGTTTTCTTTGTGGTCTTTAACCTAGACAGTATGGATGGGCGTTTGTAGCGTGCCATGTGGTGTGATTGTTGTGTTTTAGTTTCTGTTAACTAAAAGTTTCACTACAGCACATTTCACTCCGGGGCCCCTCCCCCTCCCCCTCCGCTTCGCTCCTTGTGGCGAGCTCTGCCTCTGGCGGCTGGGGGCTGCGCCCCCCGTCCCCCAGTTAGCGTCGTATTGGGGTTGCTGCGCAACCCGGTTGGCGTCGTACTCAAGATTGTTGTTCCAAGAATCTGAGTTTGTTAAGTTGAATTTGCATGGAGGTGGACTAAGGGTAATACTA